CTCCCCGGAATTCGGCTGGACAAGTGACGAATATCTGCCGCGTTTGATCACCTTTGCGCTATCACCATCCACTGAGAGGGTGATTTCGCTGCCCTCAGCGAGCCTTGGCGACAGATTTCCCTTGGTTTTCACAGGATCACTGGCTCCGGTGGTTGGGCGATAAGGGCAGCGATTCGAGTGACTGTGCGATGGAGCATGGACGTATATCTCGCGGTGGCGCGAGTATTATCCGCAACTTGGCGGTCCAGCGCCCCGCCAACGAATGCGCCAACCCGCGCCCATTGGTCGGATGGGATAGAGGCTGTGCCCGTCAGCGATCCTCCCTGCGATAGAAGGGTTTCATCGGCCTGGCCTTCATACGAGGCTCCCTGCGGGCTTGGCAGCGCTAGAGGAGCATTGAGAAGGTCATCTATTTCTGCAAGGCGTTTTTTTATCTTTTCGTCGAAAATAGGACTTAAATTTTGCCATCCTTCGGAGCCTGTTATTCTATTGCTTGCCTTCAGAATTGAGTTTGATATTTCTTCACCCATTCGAGAGAGGAATTCGTCGCCAGAAAGAATATCTGGGCGTCTTGTCTCGAAGTATGATCCGAATGGTTTTTTCCCAGTAATCCTCATGTTTCTATGAAGTGCCCTGTAGTCGGAGAATTCGCCTTCTTCAAAGTCTTCTGGAAGCCCAAAGGCGCCCTCTTTACATCGATTCGAATAAAGGCGAAGGCCCCCGAACCAGTCTTTTATTGGCCCTGTTGGGTCTAATGCTCTAAGCGCCAGTCCCCCAACATGACTCCATAACGTTGGGCTTGTCATTAGATCGGCAAAAACCTGGAACGCCCCGACAAGGGCGGAGGACACGATGCTGAATAGGTTTATGAGAAACGCACCGGAACCGATCTCGTCTATAACATCGAGAACGGCCAAAATTCGCGCGCCGAATTCAAGCCCCTTGCGCGTAAAGTCTATCTCATTCATCTTCTGCACAATTTCAGAAAGTTTGTCCAGAAACGGCGTAATTGTGCCGGCGTAGAAACCGATGAACGATGTTTTCAACCGCCCCCATGCTGTGGCCAGGGCAAACATTTTTGGTGCGACGCGATCCATAAGGTCTGGGAGAGAGCCGAGCGATTTTCGCGCGGCCTCAAAAGCATTTGGATCGGAGAAAATGCGCAGCATCCCGGCCCCCGAACGGCCAAATATATTCATAGCGGCGGATGTTCGGTCTGCCTGAGTAGATAGTTTGGAGATAGCCTTTCCGATGGCGGTGTATTGCTCCAGCGCGTTTTGCCCACGAAGCTCATTTATGCTGAGGCCAAGAGCTGCAAAAGTGTCCTCCGTTCGCTGCCCAAGCTCGTTAATCCCTCCGATGGATCGGCGCATTAAGTTCAGCGAGGTTGCCAAATTGCCGGCATCCAAATTCGCATCTCGGAAGGCTTGCTGGAGCACTAAAATCGTCCCGGCTGATTCGCCGAGTTCGGCGGAAAGGCCGCCGAGGTCGGAGCCCAGAGAGATTGCCTTCCCGAAGTTGCGGATTTGCGACATGACGGCTTTGTAGGAAACGACAAGCCCCATTGCCTGGCGCATGGCGCGTGAAAAGTCGCCGATACTCAGGCCCAGACTAAATGTGAGTTTTCCACGCGACGCCATTTCCTCTATTCCTCGCCCGCTTCCGCTTCAAGCTCATCCAAGATGTCTTCTTCATCGTAATCCGGGCCGGCAAACTCTCCCCCGTTGCGGATAGTTTGCGCGGCAAGCATGGACATGAGTTTGGAGACGTGTGTGCTCATTATTTTTTCTTCCGGCCATCCGTATTCCGCGGCAGCACATTCAAAGATTTCGATCCACCAGCCGAGCCTGCTTTTTTTTTGTCACCGCCCTTCGCTTGGATGGCTGATTCAAAGGCGAGGCGCATCTGCCTGGAGATTGCCTCCATATAAAGAGGGAGGTGAGCGATCATGACGCGACCGGAAAGACTTTCGGTGAGTTCCCTCCATTCCTCAGAAGACATGCTCAGTAGATGATGAGCTTCGGCCTCCGGCGTCGCAAAAATTACGATTGCCGCAAGCACCTGCTCCTCATCCATTTGCCCCTCAAAATTAGGGGCATACTTCCGCATGGCAAGGAGGTGAGCCATGCTCGCCGGATAGATTTTCAGTCCGCCGACATCAATCGGCTCAAGGGTGAAAGCCGTGAGTGTTTTCTCGTGGATGCCCATTTGGTTCATTGTGTGCCCCTCTTATCAGCCGCTGATAGCGTGCCAGCCGTGGAAGCTGATGCTCATCTTTGCCCAGCCCCGCCGCTCCCAGCTTTTTTCGACCGACTCGACATAGCAGGTTGCCCCATCCACGGTGATTTCGCTGGCGAGAGAGAGTTGGGCCGCGCCGCCGGACGGCATGATAACCTCGACGGTGCCGCTGGAGTTTGGGTCGAGATAGACGACGCCATCCGTTTCCCCTTCCTCGTTCTGGAGGGTTTCTTTATCAATCGAGTCGTTTTTCCGGATGCTCACGATTCGTCCGGAAACCGAAACGATGCCGCTCGGAATTGACCACTCGAAATTGGACGCTTGACCTTTTTTAATGACTGCCATTTTTATTCTCCTTCTGCTTCTTCTGGTTTAAGTAGTTCGTCATCGTCTCCGCCGATGTCCGGCGGACAAATTTCCGGCGAGCCGTCTGGATACGGCGGCGTCGCCTCGATTTCAAAATCGAGCTTATAGACGGGCAGCATTTTGTCGTCGCCCGCGACTGCGATATACTGCCGGCCTTTGTATGTCCAGAAAACGCCCGTTGAACCCGCCGGCATCTGCATCTGGCGAATCGCATCGCGGATGCGCGAGACCAGATCGAGGAAAGGCGGCATGCCGCCGACATTGTCGTAAAGCCCCTGCGCAACCTCTATCGTCGGCGGCAGACGATGGGAAACAAGAATTGATATGCCGACGCTCCACATTTGCAAATCGCCATGCTGCTCACCCGCAAGCGAGTCGGCCAGCGGCAGCTCATCGCCTGGCACGATGGCCACATTGAATCCGGACGGCGAGTAATAGAGGCCATCCAGCGCGTGGTGGAAATTGGTTGCCACCGTGAGCCTCGCGGAAAGCGCGCGGCACACCGGCTTGAGGGCCGCGAGGGGCAGGCGGAGAAAATCAGAAGCGGCGAGCGCGGCGGTCATGGCCAGACTCCTGTTGCTACATTGCTACGCTTTTTCCCCTTGATATCCGTGATTACGGCAGCCCAAGGCGTCCCGCGCCGTGGGTATCCATCCCAGCCCTTGTAGTGGGTGAGATGGTGCATCGGTCGCTCAAGGGCATTCTTTCTGCCCCAATCGAATTTGCCACCGCGTTCGTAGATGCCATCTTGATTATCGTCTAGGAAAACGGCCCAAATGTGGGTGACATCATCTTTTGGGTCTAAGAGCGGCCACTTCTGGAACCCTTCGCCAGAATAGAAAAGCGTTGGCGTGCCGCCGCCGCCGCGAATATGAACATCTCTGATGATGCAGTTCGGATCACGCTTGGCCTTTGAGAAATTCTCGCCTCCTCGATTCCATCGCAAAGACTGAAAAAGTATCTCGTCCGGATCGGTCGGCTGCTCCGGTGGTGGAGAGGGCTGATCTGGCGTCGGCTGCGTTGGCTCATTGCCAAGCTGCTGCTCCAGCCAATCCTTTGCCTTGTCCTTAACCGTCGAGCAGCCGACCAGCGCCAGCAGTGCGCCCACCATGATGATGTGTGCTGTGTCTTTCATTGTGTGTATTGCCCCGTCAAATCGAGCGTCTCTCCTTCTTGTGCTTCAAAAACGATGTCCGCCGGTTTTGCCCAGCCATAGACAACTGGAAAAGAGCAGGTGTAGCTGCCGGGAAGGATGTAGCGATATTCATGCCGATGGAGAAGTTGTCTGCCATCCGGAGTAAGCTCGTAGCCAAAGCTGAATGGATGGTTGCCAACGCCATTAAGCGCGTATGAGCCAACATACATTTCGCACCATTCTTTCGCGATTTTGATATCTGTATTCGGCCAGGGATTTGCGATTACGGATAGCCGCGCCGCCTGAACATAGCTCACGCTGTAGGTGTTAGTAATTCCAGGGGAAATAACAAAACCATTTGTTTGCGGAGGAAACCACCCTTCATCTGTGAGCGGGTAAGAAACCCATGCCAGGCCCTCCGGATACACCCCGCTACGCAATTTTCCATGAGGATTTGCACAGGTGAGTTGTAAGCCTCCGTACATTTTCCACTCAATGTTCACGTCGGTGGTCTGCGCGCCAGCCACATATACCTGCTTACCCCCAGGAGGGGCGTAGGAGCGCGTGGATTCATAGCCGGTGATATAGCTGACGTTGCCGGTGGGCAAATGCAGCGTAACGTCGTTTGTGAGCCAGGTCTCGCCGCCGTCCAGCGTGACCCGGACGACTTCCGGAAGCATCGTCGGGGCGGTGTGGGTGATTCGCAAATACCCCATTTGCTTATATGAGAACGAGCACGTGTTGGCCCACCCGTTCATGCGGATTACTTTCGGGGCCGGCGTTACAAAGTAATTCGTGTTGACGGCATCCGCAAAGGTAATGGTTTGTGTTGATCCAAAAGTGATGCCTCCGACCGTCGCGCCGGATAAATTCCAAGTGTCGCCCGCATCGAGGCTCCACATCGCGCCTGCGGCGGCGGCAGCCTCATCCAGATTCACGGTGAGGGTCACGGGCTTCTTTTCCCACGTCGGGCGCAGGGTGATTGTCTGGCCCTCGGCAAGGGTGATATTTGTGGCAGGAGGGGTATGAAAATAGTTGCTCATCGCGGTGGAGTAAGTGATCGTGTAACTGCCCGGTCGGATATATTGCCCCGAAGATTTCCACGGGCCTCCATCCACGGAATAGTGCGCGGGATAGCCAGAGGTATTAGCAAACTGCAAGCTCGCGGCCTTGGTCATCGTCAGCGCGACGCTCGATGTGCTGGAGGCTGTGCAAACGACATCGGTGGCTGCCCCATACCAAAACCACAGCGACGGAGTTTGCAGCATCTGAGAAGCGACATAGATGGAGTTTGTTCCAATGCCCAGGCTAACCGGCACGTCCGTTGGATATGAGTACCCGCGAGATGTGAAATGGGTGACCTGCGATGCCGCTTCCGCAGGTTCGATGCTTACCCGTGCCTTTGCCGACTCATCAATGCTCGTATAAACAATTTCGACTGTCGTTGTCGCTCCGGCTGCTCCCGCCTGGATATTAAACGATGTCGGCATGAAATAGTTCGCACCAGCGGCGGATGGCGTCAGGGTGAACGTTTTGCGCGGGGGAAGCGGCCCGATGATTTTGCTCGTTCCGGAAAGCGTATGAGGCTGGTCGTCCAAGGTGAAAGAGATATTGGCAACGTTGGAGGTAATGGTCAGCCAAGCGCCATCCGACCAGGCAACCGTTTTTGAAATGGTCTGCCCATTTGTGATTGAGACCGTCCAATCTTCTGGAGCCAAATATCCGTGCGGGGAGTTTTGGAAATGGAAAGTCCATGTGCCCTGCGGCAAATAGCAATAGGTGAAGGGCGAGTCATTCACGGTTACGTTGTGAAAATACGCATTATAGTCGGGATTAAAGTTGCGGTTTACCGTTCCCCAAATGGCGTTGGCCGGGCTACCATCAGTCCCGGTGATTATCGGCGAGCGATGATATGGCGCGCCGGGATAGTAAGCCTGATTGTAGTTTGTGAAAGTGAACGCCACGCGCCCCCAGAGAGCGCGGTTGGTCGGCACGGCCAGCGTCTCTCCAAAAATCACATTGCCGGAATAGGGCGGCGGTGTATCACTGGCCGGCCAGGGCGAGTAAGTGAAAACCTTTGGGCCGACGGGGGACGTGACCGTTTGCCCGCTGAAGCACTCAACCTGACCATTGTTCCAAGAAATACTGCCAAGCCCGCTGTAGCTGACTTTCCCCTGCGGCGAGAAAGTGAGCTTTACGGTATTCGTGAGGCCGCCATAGACATTGACCGTGTCGGTGGTCGGCGACTTGAAGCGCCAGGAGTCGTTGCGAATCAGAAGCGGATAGGTTCCCTGTTCAAGAGCCGTCGCCGTGCCGCCGCTGGGCAGCATGGACACGCCGTAATCAACGCTCCACCTGGCATTCGACAGGTCGGAGTGCGCCGGATAAAACTGCACCCGCACCGCGCCAAGAGCGGACGGGTCAGGCACCACGACATCATTGGTGATATTGCCGCTGGTCGCGATGTAACTCTCCAGCGCCTGCACCCGCGAGACCAGGCTGGATGACCACGTCGTGATGACTTGCGCGGCGGTGTGCGGAACGGAATTGCTGAGAGCATCGATTTTGAGCGATAGATTCGTTGTTGCTGCCATAAGCTCAGGCGTCTGGATATACCCCTCCAGATTGATCTCGATTTCAGATGGGTCAATGGACGACAGATTTTCGACGGCGTTGGACAGTGCGGCCATCGCCTCCCATACCGGCGAAAAATCCACCTCTCCGCTACCGATGGCCACACCCAAAATGGGAACCGCAGACACGATTTGAATCGGCGTTGCTCCATCATCCGCGGACGCCTTGATGCGAAAATAAACCTGCTGCAAGCTGTTGGTAATTGTAATCGCCATCAGGCCCGGCGAATGCGTGGCCGCTGAAACTCCATTTGTCCACTCAACCCACTCCATCATGTTGGTGGAATACTCTACGCCATAGGTGGCATTGGTGTTGCCGGCGAAAATCATTGTGACCACGCCTGGCTCGGTAACATGAAGCTGCTGCATGGTCGGATATGAAAGGGTTCCGCCAACAAATCGCAAAACCTCATCGCCTTGGCAGCGAATCACCAAATCCATGTCCGCTGCCGCTTCTTCCGCGATCGACCAGCGATTGCCAAAGAGAATAGAGTTCCCATCCAGCCGCACGCCATTTTCGGATGGAGTGATAGCCGTGATGCGCGCGCCAAGCTCATCGGCTACACGGTCGAGTTGCGCGCGGTTGACCGGCTGTAGCGGCAGCACGCCATCCGCCACGGCAAGAATGTGACCAGCCAAATCGAAGGTGCGCCCCGGACGCGAAAGGTAGCATCGCACATCCACTAAGTTTGCCGGGCCGGAACCATCCGGCGCGGGAGGCGCGGAAGAGGTGGCCAGAGTAATCGGTAGCCGAAGCGGAGTTGCAAAGAAAAGCGTGTTGGTGGAAGAGGGGCTGGTCGGGAAAATAATTTCGCTCACTGCATCACCGGCAACGTTGGTTGCGGACACCACCAGCAACCAGCTTGGCGAGACGCTTCCATTGGTCGTGACCACATCCAAACGTCCAATTCCTGCGCCAGAGGAAAGAGCCGCCGGAGGCGAGGCGTAGGCGATTAAATAGGTGGCCGCGCCGCCCATCTCAACATCCAGCGGGTGAAGCAGGCCGGCAGTCGCATTGTTAATTCGAGTCAGTGGATTTTCATAGGCTGCCGCCAAGCCATCCACGAAAAGGCGAGTTGCCCAAAACGTATGTGCGGAAATGCTCGAAAAACCAGATACCGTTCCGCCTCCAGAAAAATCAACGGTCGGCGTGCCGTTAGTTCCGGGCTCGCCAGTAAAAGAATTATCGCCCGCCAGCCATGTCGCATATCCGGCCTGAGAGTGGTCGCCCCAGCCGTAAGCCAGCGACCAAACGGTGAGATTGCTCTCCGTGATTCCGTAGGCCGCGCTCGCCGAGAAAATGGGGTCGGCCTCGGCGGTAATCGCACCAAGGCCATCGGCGGAAAGATTATCAATCCGGCCATCTAGCCGCCCCACCTGCGCATCAAGCGCCGCCAGCGCCGCTGTATCGTGCTCCTGATACGCCCCGATGGAAAGGGCCAGAAGCGCCTCCACGTCGCGCAGGCGCGCGTATTTCGGCGCAGCGGCGGCCCACGCAGGATCATCCTCTTCCGTGAGGTAGCCGGCTTGGGCGTGGTCGCCCCAACCGTGCGCGGCGTTCCACGCTGCGAGGTTGCCCAGCGTGATTCCATAGGCCGCGCTCGCCGCGAAAATGGGGTCGGCCTCGGCGGTAATCGCACCAAGGCCATCGGCGGAAAGATTATCAATCCGACCATCCAGCCGCCACACCTGCGCATCTAGCGCCGCCAGCGCCGCTGTATCGCGCTCCTGATACGCCCCGATGGAAAGGGCCAGAAGCGCCTCCACGTCGCGCAGGCGCGCGTATTTCGGCGCAGCGGCGGCCCACGCAGGATCAGCCTCCTCCGTGAGATAGCCGGCTTGGGCGTGGTCGCCCCAACCGTGCGCGGCGTTCCACGCTGCGAGGTTGCCCAGCGTGATTCCATAGGCCGCGCTCGCCGCGAAAATGGGGTCGGCCTCGGCGCTGAGCGCGCCGATGGCGTCGGGGGTAATGTCATCAATCCGGCCATCCAGCCGCCCCACCTGCGCATCAAGCTGCGCAAGTGCAGTTTCATCCTTCTCCTGAAAGTGGCCGATATTGAAAGCCAAAAACGCCTCTAGCTCCGATCGCGTCACGCCGCCCCACGCCCGCAACATATTATTCGTCCACCAATCCGAGCCGACTCGCACGCCGCCCGGAGTCTCGCCGTCAAAGATGCGCAAATCGGCAGGATTTTGTGCGTTGAACGCCACGCGCCCAAACCCCATCTTCACAGCGGCAAGCTCCGGCTCGGTTGCATGCTCCAAAACGATTCCCTTCACCATCGCCGTAACCTGCGCTAGGCACGCAGATGCGCTAAAAAGGAAAGCAAAGATGGATAGGCGCGTACTCACCTGGCAAAGTCTTAGGGCGTATTTGTCCAAGTGATGTTATTGACTCTGAAAACGACACCGGTAATCGGATATACAATAGGACGAATTTCAAAAAAACGCGTATTGTACTCATATACTTCTATGTTGGGCGTGGACATAGACAACAACTGACGTTGGGGTGAAAAAGAGATTCGCGCCCCCAAAGGTTCTTCAACCTCAATGAATTCTTCTTCGCCCCTAACTGTGTATTTGTATTCACCATCTGCACTCGAATACATCCTGATTTTTTTCAAATAAACTGTTCCCGAGTTACAGTCATAGTCATCCACTCGCCCGACTTCGAGATTTTCACGGATGTAAGCATTCCCGCCGACGTCGAGTTGTTCCCTCGGCTCATCCACGTTGATCCCCACTTTTCCCCACGGCCATGCGACCGCTGCGATGCAAAGCGCCAAAATCAGCGTGACCGCTACCACAATCATTTTTTGCTGCTTCATGTTCCTTCTCCTCTCATTGATAGGCCGGCCATCCGGCAAGATTGATTCGGGTTAATTTCTTATATTCACTGGGGCCGAGGGTCTCCATCGTCTCCTCGATTTTGTCGGCGAGAGTTGCGATATTGGGGCCACCCCCGTCAGCGGAAGATAGCGTCAGCGCAAGCACGGTCTCACCAGAAAGATTGAGCAGAATGGGCGAGCCGCTGTCGCCGCCGACAAAGTTTGTCCCGCTATGCAAATCCGAATAGCGAAGCGTAGGATCGCTCATTGCCCACCACGCAAGATTGGTGTACTCCTCTCCATCAAAGGGCAGGCGAACCGCGCGGAGCTGGAAGGGTCTAAAGTGTACGGCGATCATATCGGCAGGCCCGCCCTGTAGCCACCGCTGCTTGGCGCAATAAACCCCCCGAAATTTAGACCAGTCGTTTGTGGAAATAATTTTTGCGGGCGTGATGGACGGAGGTAGCGGCGAATCCACACGCCCGACCGATAAATCTTTGTAGACTGCACGCGCCATTGTACACGTCCGCGCATGCACGCCATTGGTCTTATCGAGCCAATACAAGGTCTCGCCATCCAGCCCGCTGAAAGTGTTGGTCGTCTTCGGCCAGTGAGAAGAGAAAACAAAGTGCTGGGGAGTAATCAGCGTCCCGGCAAAAGTCCATTTTCCCGTTGAATTGTACGGCGAAACGCACGTGATATCCATGTCGCCAATCCAGGCAGATGGATTCCGCTGCAAGTCCGGCCAAGTCACCGAGCGGAATGGGGTAATCGCGCCAGTGGCCAGCCGATTGGTCATGTCGGCATTCACCGCGTCCCGAAGCGAGCCTGGGACAAAAGATACAAAATCATAAATTCCGGTCGTCGCCCCATAGCCTGGAAAAATCCGGGTCTCGCGGCTTGTCCAGGTATTGAGCACCACATCAAAAACACCTGTCGCACCAGCCTCAACGCCTGCGCTCCAATGCAGTCCGGTTGTAGTCCCAAAAATTTCAAACGGGGTTGCCGAGTAAGCTCCGATTTCAAGATTTTGAACTGGCAGGATTTCCGGCGTCGCCCCCGAAACAGAGCTGCGAACATTTGTAAAAACGACTCTGAAGGCCTCTCGTAGAGCAAGAGTCACGGGCCGCGCGATAACGCTTCCGTGTGCCTCAGGTTCACCGACAGCCACTCTGCCCCAGCCCTGCGTAGAATATCCATAGCCCTTCGTCTGCTGCACCACCGTAACAAAGTCCGCAAGCAACGGGCCGCCGACGCTTTCCACCCGAAAATTTGTCGCCGCCGCCAGTAGCGTATCCGCCGCCGCCGACAGCTCTTCAATCACCGCCCCCGCATCATCCTCCACGTCCATCAGTTTTTTATCCGCGCCGCGCTCCCACGTCGAAAAATGCTCCTCCCACGCAGCCATCCAGTCTTCGACCCGATGCTCGATGTCGCGCAGCGGGGTGGCCAGCGCAAGCTCGCGCGCTCGCGGAGAGGCGTGGACGATGATGGACTGCTGGGCAGCGACGCGGATGAATTCGCCGTCCGGCGAGTACACCATGATGCGGCCATCGTATCGCCCGGCGGGAATCGCCGATTGCGAGGGAATGAGATTCCACGTCCAAGCGCGCGCCTGTTTTGAAGCCTCGGCATCCAGCCACAAGTTGGTGCCGGAAACGATTTGCCAGCGCACGTTGCGGGATTCAGCGGGAGCGCCGGCATATTTTAGCGCCACGCTTTCCCCTTGCGCCCACTCCACATAGTCCGCGCTTTCAAAGGCATCACCCTTCGGAAGCTCGAACGCCCACGTGCGCGGCTGGACTTGCGCGCGAGCCGCGCCGACCGAAAGCGCCACGCAAAATGCAATGCAGCCGATGAGCCCGCCGCTCCCCGTAATCGCGGGCCGGGAGGTGATAGCGCCGCTGTGGGGAGGGCCTTGCAGGTTCGTTGATTCCGGCAGCGCCTCCAAGCGCAAATCGCCCTCGCCGGCTTTCTGCAGCCAGCGACGCCAAAAGTTCACCACCTCGAAAGCATCTTTCGGCAGCTCAAGCCCTCGGCGAATAAAAAGCACTTGCAGCGCGATATATCGCGCTGCAATGCGCAGCTTTTTCGCCGGCTTGTCAACCGGCAGCCGAACTCTCCCCTCAATCAGCGCATCAACCTCTTCGCATGCCGCTTCGAGCACGGCATTGAGGAGGCCGGGGTCGGCTGTGTCACCGCCACCAGAGTCTGCGAGCGCGGCGTCCCGAAATTGATTCGGAACGATGGCGCGCAACTCGGCGGCGGTGACATAAGCAGCCATGCCCGTCGCTCACCTGCTTAGCTTACCACCAGGCGTCGCGCCGACAGCGGACTGGTCGCGCGGACATCTTGCGTCCAATCCGTCGCGTACACGTCGCGGCGAGGGCCTTCTTCGTAGGAGCGGACTCCATCAATCAGACTCGCGTCCGTGGCGAAAGTCTTCATGAAGCTGGGGTCGTAGGGCGTCGGCTGATCTTCCCCGATGAAGAGGAAAACATCGTTGCCGAGCAGAAACTCCAGGTTCGATGCGCGACCGGCCTTGGCGGTGTCGTAAACCAGCGTGCCCAGCCGGATGTCAATATCGGGGATGATGAGCATCTCGCGGAGCTTGTCCAGGGTCATGCGCCGCCCGCCATCGCCCGTAAGATCGGCGCGAACCACCGCATTTTTGCGGAGCTTGGCGAATGCGCTGATGCCCAAAACCATGCGATTCGGGAAAATGCCGGTGGTCTTGGCGATATCCTCGATGAGTTCATCCAGCTCGGCAATCGGATCAACGTCATCCGCTGTCCAGTTGCCCTTGCCGGACGTTGCGCCGACCGCGCCGCGGGCCTTGGTGATGACTTCCTTCTCGCGGGCAAGCTTGGCCGTGGAGAGCAGCGCGGCGATGCGACTCTCTTTCAGAGTCTGCAAATTCGCCTCCGGCAAGAGCCGTTTTTCGTGCTCGTCAATCACCGCTTCCAGCGCATGCGGCGTGCAGTTGTAGTAATTGTCCTCGGTCTCAAAGCTCAGCCGGGTGGCATCGCCACCAATGGCTCGGCCAGTTTCGGGAACCGTAAACGCATTTTTGTGCGTGAACTCCTTGTACTGCCCGGAGGCCACGCCGGTGCCAACGACCGGCGCAAAAAAGTGTGCAAGACTTCTGGCCATATCCTGCACATAGCCGCGGGCGAAAACCGTCAGGACTTCTTCGATTGCGAAAGTAAACGTTTTGCTCATGGTTTTTATCCTTTCCTTGGGTTAGACCGCCGGTTGATAGACACCGTCGTGGTTGTGGTCGATTGCTGCGTAATCGCTGTCGTGAGTGTGGTTGGCCATAGCCTGCACAGAGGCATAAGCTCCATCGTGATTGTGGGTTTTCGCGGCGTACTCGTCGTCGTGGTTGTGGTCGGCCAGCGCCAGGGCACCGAATCCTCCCGCCGGTGCCAGCAGAATCGCCGAGATCAGTTCATCAATCTCGCCGCCCTCCACTGCACGCGCATCGGCGATAGCCGAGGAAGATGCTTGGGAAAACTTTCCCGTGGATGCATCACGCATCAAGAATTGCCCAGCCTTGATGGCGCTCGCGAGCTTCACTTGGACGGGGCCGGTGTTGCCGCCGAAAAGGGCGACGCTCACCAAGCCCTGCGCTGCCACGGTCACAACGCCGAAGTCTCCCCCAAGGGTCGCCTCGCCGTCGTCGTTGACGCCGACGGCAAAGCCGACGGCTTCCGCCAAGTTGACACCGCTGGCCGGCTTCAACTGTAAAATACTGGTTACACGAGTTTCCATGTTCTTTCCTCTCTTGGGTTATTTTTTCACACTGGTGAATAGGTCGGGGCGGCGCGCCTTGGCGATGGGCCAGGCATCCATGATATTCGGCAGATTTCGCTCCGCCTTAATGGTCGCGAGGAGCGTCTCGATTTCCGCTGAAAGAGCGGTCGTCGCCAATGGCTCTTGGCCACCAATTTTCGTGGTGCGGAAAACCGGCAGCGTGACTCCAAGACCGGAGATGTGGCTGGCAAGCGATTCCGCGCTCATCGCGCTTACCGCCGCCTCATCGAGATTCACGGCCTTCCCTTGCAGCACGGCCATTTGAATCATGTGCTCTTTCCTCATCGCTTCGATGCGCGCTGAAAGGGCCGAAACTTGCAGCCCCTTATCTTCATTGGCGTAATCCGCTGCCAGCGCCTTGATTTGCGCGGCGCTCTCCGCCGTGATTTCCGCTTCCGCGACGGGCTTGAGCTTCTCCTCAAGCGCGGTCAGGCGCTCTTCCAACGCCTGGATTTTCTTCGCCTGCTCTTCGAGCAAAGCCTTTTGCGCATCAAGTTGCTTCTGCATTTCTTCCATGTCTTTTTCCTTTTCTGTTTCCAGTTCGTTACCCTTGTAGCTTGCCGAGAATGCGGTAATCCCCCTGACATTCCCGTTGTCGCAAAGCGCAGCGCTCAATACACCGAGCACAACCACCGGCTCACCGGGCCGCGTGCGCTTCCGGTGGACAATCACCGGACTCACGTCGCAGTAGTCGCGTCCGTGCTCGTGGCCTTTGGGTGTCCATTTGATTTCCGTTAGCCAAACCCCGTCATTTGGGACAATCTCCAAGTCGCCGTGCGCCGCATTGTGGCGCGGGGGAGGCTGGTAGTTCGGGTGCCCCGGAACACTCTGATGCTCAAAATCGAGAACCACGCGCTTGAAAGTATCTCGGTCAATTTGTGCGCTCAGCGCGGCAACCGATTCCTGATTAAAAATCACCGGGCCTTCCGGCGTGATATTCTCCCCCCAGTGCAAAAGCTTGATTCTGCGCGGCAACTGCTCGGCATCGAAAGTAATCGGCGAGCCCGTGGTGAGCGCTGTAAAAATCAGTCCTTCACGCTTTTTCATGCCGCGATAAAAGCAAAATCGCGCGAGCCGCCCCACGAACAGAGTGAAGGATTGGAACAATAAAAAAATCCGCCTGCGGCAGAGCCGCAAGCGGATCGCGGGATGGTCGCGGCTAATCCGCGAGCCTCACGTCGCGCCGGATGACCTCCGACACGCTAATCCCCCGATTACGCTTTGCTGCATACAAGAGATTAGCCGCATCCTCCCGCAAACTGACCTGGCGTCGCGGCCCCTTGCGATTTACCGCAGCGGACTTTTGCCCCGCCGCCCGCCGCTGCGCAAGCTCCCGCTGCGTGAGCGTCCGCCGCTGCTTACTCATCAGTTCCCTCAAGCTCGCGGAGTTCCGCGCGTACATCCGCGATGGACTCATAATCGCCGGCCATAACTTGCTCCGCCGTCTTGACGGCCCAGCTCGCATGGCCTTCCGTTTTTTCGCTGCACTCCTCTCTCCAGCGATGGTTAGCCGCTTCCCTGCCAGATATTTTTTTAGGATTTCGGCAGCATCTGCGGGTGCGGAAGCCGCGGCCTGTTCGATTTGCAGCCGCTCATCTTTATCAAGCGTGCGGCCATAGCCCAAATCCAGCACAATATCCACGCGCCGAATCCCGCCATCATCAATCCCTAGCAGCAGGTGCGCCGGGCCTTCATCTTCATAGTCCTTTCCATCTTCATCGCAATCAATGGCCACGCGGGGGACGCCAAAAATCTTCCACAGGAATCCATTCTCATTTCGATCGTGCCACTCCGTGATAAATGCTGCCGCTTCCCAAATTTTTGAGTTCATTTTCATCGTCATGCCCTTCTGTTTGTCGTTTTTTATTCCAATTCGATTTCGATTTGCTGCTTCAGCTCATCTTTCCAGCCGGCGAATTTCCACCAAGGGGTGGGGCCGCCATCACCGCGCGACTCGGTGGTTTGAATTTCCACGCCACCGTCACGGCGGATTTTAATGCGCAAGTGCGCTGGATTTTCCAGCAGGTATTCGCGCAGGTCTCTGTCTGTGATCTTGCTCATCTTTTGCTCCTTTGGGTTGGTTGGGGTCATTTGTTTTTTTCCTTTTTTCATCCTTTCACGAAAATCCCAGTTTTCGGCCCCACCGGGTAATGATTTCCTGTATTCGCTGGCGCAGCCTTGGCGTGGCTTTGCCATCCGATGTAAAGGGGAAAAAAGGCCGGGGCGGAATCTTCCGCTTGGGTGCTCCAAGCTGGTGAATGGCTGCAATCGAGTAGGCTCCCTCCGCCCGATCGCTCGATATGTGAACGACTTCATTATCTACATGCGAAACACGCGGGCTGCGCGCCATAGTCCCGGACCAAATGAGCGGCGATGAGCCCTTGCCAGCCGCCGCCTTTTTCGCCTTTGTGCTTTCGGCAAGGTCATCCCAGCGTGTTGGCCTGAGCGATTCATCCGTAAATGCTCGCCGGGCCATGCTACTGGCTTCCGTCCCAATCTCCCGAAGCACAGGTCGGCGGTTTTGAATCTTTCGCAGCATCCGCTTCATTTGCGGCGTCATCGTGTCGGTTTTAATCCTAACTTCCATCGGTCACCGAAAGCGATTGTCGTGTTTTTTCCACTCTTCAATCAGTTGCCTTTTTTCTTCATACGTCAGTTTTTTGTGCGTCTCTTCATCGGCAAAGTCATCATCATCCGATTCCTCATCCAACATCTTCAAAAACTCCAGGCCATCCGGATCATTTTTGGCCCATTCTTCCAGCCAAGGCGGGTAGGGATTATTTGACTTCATATTGCAAAATCCTCCTCTGGAGTCTTTCAAAAATCATCGCCCACTCATCCTCACTCATCTGCTGGAGAACCATTTTCTCCATCGCCTTGACCAGAAAGTCTATCACGACATCATATCGGTATTTTGTCCGGAGTTTATTCGGTGTCACTAAATGCACCTTACCATCAGGATCGCCAACTGCAATGCTTGCAATCGCATGGCGCAGTCTGAAAAGAACGGCAAGGTCTTGTGGTGAGGGAATCCCGGCCTCTATGTGGTTGTGAATCATGGTTACTTTTTGATCGTCAAACAGCGCTTTCTCTGCTTGCTTGAAGCACCCTACGCTATCCGCTTGCTTATCGGTCTTTTCGCCAAGGATTTTTGCCGATTTATGATCCAAAACGACAAGCCACTCTTGCGATTTCGTGGCGGGTTTTTTCAGGAGGTCGCGGGCCGCGCGCTCCACATCCGCTGCCAAAGCCCACTCCCACACACTTCGCTTTCGCCCCTTCGAGTCCCTGAAAGTGGCCTCCTGCATGGCTTCATAAAATCGCGAAAAAACAGACTCCTGCCCCTCCTTGAAATAGCGGGCATGCAACTCAGAGACGGACATCCTCAAATCGCCTGGATTCCACTGGTATGCCGCGCGAGCTGCGGACTGGCCGCCGGCCTTTGCATCGCGCAAAGCCCTCATGCGCGGGCTTGCCACATCCACCGTTGCCCCAGTGCCCTCATCGAGCCTCCCCGAAGTCGCCAATCTCTTTTGCGCGGCCTCCGGCAATACCCATCCGCGCGATTTTTTGTGATAATCCTGCGCGATTATGCCCGTCAGCGCCATCACGCCAGCAACCCGCCCGGCCTTGACCGTGCGCCCGTATTCTTCCTCGCTAATCGGAACCACCTGACACCGGCATCCCCAATCCCAGGGCGGGTAGTGATCCTTCCAAAACGGATGATTCGCCGGCAAAATCAGCCCGTGCAGCTTTGCGTGAGAATCTCGCACCAGCTCATCGCCCATCGTCAAATACTGCCAGTACGGGAATCCCTCAACTTGGTCGGCCATCTGCTCATGATGCGCCGCCGCATACGCTTGAAAACCGTGGTGGCGCATCAGAATTTCCGCGCGCGTTTTTGCCGCCTTTTCATCAAGCCAGGGCACACCGCCGGGCGACGTCAATTGCTCCACAACCTGCTTCTTAATCTTCTCCCAATCCGACCCCCGCGGAATCTCCGCGATGGCGTCGCGGATAGCCTGCCCGACTTTCAAGTCTTCTAGCCCGGTTATCATAAATGTCCGCGCCCGAATCTCGGGAATCATCTTGCGGAATACCTCGCGTTCCACCACCGGACGACCCGCAATAATCCGCGCCGCCTCCTCAAAATTCACGGCCATAAAATGGATTTCACCCTTCATCCTTATCCCTCCATATGCCGCGCCTGCCAGCCCATAATCTCGCGCGCAATGCTCGGTTTGGCTTTCGCGTCTTTCAGCGCATTACGAAGATCCTGCAAAAGCTCAGCAAGGCGCTTGGCTGTCGGAAAATCCTTCTCCGTGCTGGCCGCAATTTGAATCGGCCATTCAACGGTGTGCCCAACATTTGCAGCCAAAAATTTATCCAGCTCGCCAGCGGCGGAGGCCAACGCAAGAAGCGCATCTAAATCCTTGCCGGAAAGTTTTTTTCGGTAAAATTTGCCAGTCATTTTCCTCGCCATTGCGCTCATTCCTTTCCCACCGGCAGCGAAAGGATTGCGATCCGTTCAGGAAAGTTGATAAGAGGCACCAATAAGGTGACCCCAAACTCGCTCACGATTTTTATCTGATGCGTGTGCGGAACGTGCTCGATGATTTTCGCCGTAAATTGGCGATCATTAAAGACGTAGCAAAGCTCCGCCGCCGCCGCCTTTAATTTTTCCGCCCGCTGGTGGAAACTCAGTTGCTTTTTGCCCATTTTTTGGCCTCCTCCAATTTCCTCTCCATCCACTTCCGCGCGTGATACGCCTGGTCGCCAATCTCTGTCAGTACCCACAAAATCAGCATCACGGCGGCGATGAGAATCGCCAGTAGAATCGCCACCGCCCACACGAAAATACTCCTCAGAAGTTTTTTCCCCACCCTCTTCCCATCCTCAAAAGACTTGCTCACTTTTGCCATGCTCCTTCCTCCATGCCCTCGAACTCATCAAACGGATTCACGGCGATGGCGCTGTAAACCTCATCCCAGTATGCCCGCTCCTCTGCCACCGACTTTTCCACAAGGAAAAATCCATGCTGCGCCAGCCAGAAAAATTGCCCGGAAAGCACAACCACCGCCCCGAAAATAATGTGCAAAATCGCCGTTTTCATGCCTTCTCCCTCCCGCGCCAGCTCACCGGAATCTCGCCGGCATCAATGCCGAAAAATGCCATCCAACCAGAATAAAAATCCCAAACAAACAGCTTGATTTTTCCCCAAAGCGTCCGGCGCATTTTCGCCCGCTGCAAAAACTCAAACTTCATGTTTTCGCCTCCCGCCGCCGTAGGCATAGAATTTCTTTTCCGTATTCAAAACTCGCTGCTGCATCGCCCGAACTTGGCTATTCAACACTTTTAGGCACCGCTCAAATTCATCCTTGCTGGCATTCCGCACATGCCTCATCCCTCGTTGCCCAAAAATCACCGCGCCCCCGGTGGCTTCGGCGGCGTGACGAATCCTCGCGTGATCCTTCCACCCAAGCGCTGCCGATATATCCCTGCGCGTTCGCCAGCCGCCCTGGGTATAAAGATAATTCTCAATCAGCCGCGCATCCTCCTCCAGCGTTCCGCTGCCCGTCTGCGAAAAAAGCTCCAGCTGCTCCGCCCTCATAGCGCCCCCGGCCTTTCATACTCCGCACACTGGCAGCTCTCCATCCACTTCAGAAAATCGTCCACGCTGACGCGGATTTGGCTGCCGATTCGCGTGAAAGGCATCGCACCGCCATCAACAATTTGCCGATACATCGTCTGCGGCGTCACGCCAACGGACGACGCGATTTGAGTAACCGTCAGCCACCTTGATGTCGTAACCTTTTCAAGGGTCACATTTCCGGCCTTGTCCACCTTCTCCCGATAAATAATCGCCTTGTAACGCTCCCGACTCATTTTCTGCCCCCCACGCGCCCGCAAACGTCGGCAAACGCGTCTTGTTGTAATGTCTAATGTCTGGCCCAGCGCCAGTCGGCCAGCCATTCCTGCGCAATCCTTGCGCCTCTGTGTTTTTTCTCTCGCCATGCCCATCCTCCTCACCCAAAAAGGGTCTCTCCCTCCTTCGCTTTTTTCTTCCGCGCCCACACCGCCCGCCGCAAATCGAAAATAATTGTCCAAAGCTCCCGCGGCGTCAGTTGGTGAAGCTCGCGTTTGAATTTCGAGTCAGCAATTACCTCCACATACCGGCGCGGATTTGAAATATGCCTTTGCGCAGCCGCCAGCTCCCGGCGCAGCACCGCCGCCGCCCGACGCGTATCATCGCCAGCCATCCGCTCCGCTGCCTCCGACGCGCCATCGGTATCCCCGGCCAGCGCCAGAAAGTGGGAGAACAGCAGTTGATAGTCCGCCTGCCCGCACTGTGTGAGGTGCTTCCTTCCGGTCAGGCGCTCCTGCTCCAAGTGCCGCCAAAGCTCTAGCGAGCCAGTCCGGGAGAGCCGATACTCCGGATTTGCGTCCGGCTCCCAAAGCGGGCAGCCTTGGTTGTTCCAGGCCCGCTCCGCAGCCATGCAAATCTTTCGCTTTTGCGCGCGCGAAAGCCCCGCGCACGCCGCCCCAGCAATCGCCGCGCCCTGCCTATCCATCGCCGCGCTCATTGTGCCATCTCCATCGCCGAGCAATGGCCGAGAGCCACAATGCGCATCTCCCGCATCTCCGGCGATTTTGCCGGCAGCTCCAGCCGCCGCGACCCCGCCCGCTGAACCGCCGCTTGTCGCGCCAGCCACAGCGCCGCCAGCCTAAACTCCTCGCGCGTTTTCGGCGCGCTCTTGCGCCCCTGTACCGCCCCGGCAAGCTTTTCTTTCGTCGCAATCATGTCGCCTTCCTACACCTTTGAAATATCCAGAATGATGGGCCTCGGCTGGCTGGCTGCCTCGCCATCCTCCACCTCCGGAACCTCCAACACCCGCACGTATGGCTTCCGCCCAATCACCTTCTCCGCCTCGCGAATCAACTCTGCCGCCTTCCGCCATTTCGGATGGGCAACATTCAGCGCGGCAATATCCCGCACACGCTGCCGGTCGAGTTTCCCAGCCTTCCCACGCGGCTTGAAAGCGGCTTCCGCGATCTTCCGCAGGTCGGAAAGATTGGTGCTCCTCGAAGTCTCTTTTGCCATGTCCTCGATGGCCTCCCCGATAAGTTGTTGTGCAAGGGCCAACCGCTCATCAAATTCAACCTGCGCCACATTCTCGAAGCGCACGATAATTTTGCCGTCAAAACTCCGGAATTGCAGGTATCCTTTTTCACCCCCCAGGTTCACCCCGTGTGCCTTTGCCGCCGCCGCACGAAGCTCATCAATCAGCGCGTCGGTCTGCTCCCTCAACGCCTCCAGCCGCTTTTGCTCGGCCACCCATAGCCGGTGAATCCTCTTGGCAATTCTGTCCCTCGCCTTATCATACGCCGGCACCCACGCCGCCGGGACAACCTCCCCGCTAGGACTAATCCACTGCTTCGTGCTCGTCTTTTTCGTCTTGCTCATGTCCTTCTCCTCCCTCCTCATCGGCTCTTAATTTCCGCCGCCACAACACTGGCGAAGTCTTCAATGGTGATTTTCTCCCCGTCGTACTGCTCCAGCGCCCGCCGGCAAACATCGCGCACAAAAGCGAGATTCCCGCGCCCCCGCGCACTCGTTTCGAGCATCTGAAGCGCCTGCGTTGTACATCCGTTCAGCCCCGGCAACCGGCGCGTCACAATTTTTTGCATGTCGGCCCGATTGATCTGGTCAAGCTGGATGCGCTCGGCGAGACGATTCCCCGTAAGCTGTCTGCACTCGTCGTAGGCAGCCTTTTCAAGCCGATTCCAAAGCGTCGGCATGGTCAACCCCACGAATTCCCCAGGCGTCATATTTATCAGCGTCTTTATCCCGTTCAGGATTTTCGGCCCGGCGTGGTGCAGTTCATCAATAATCAGGCAGCGGCGCGTCAGGCATAACTCCCCAACCGCTTTGTTGTAGCACTCCATCGCATTCGTGGGCGGATTCCGAATCCCCATCGCCGCCAGCACCTGGACCAAAAAGTTGTACGGGCTGTCGCCAACATACGGAGATAGCTCCATAAAAAGTAATCGCGAGCCATACCGCTGAATCAGACTTCTCGCCGCACTCGTTTTCCCGCTGCCGGTGTCTCCTTGTACAAGGATAAACCTCGCGTTCCCGGTCTCCGTGAACGCCTCCACCATCGCCCGTCGCAACTGAATCACCGGCGAAAGATCATCATAGTAATCTTCCGTTTCGCTCGGATCATCGCCAACAGCTTCAATCAACGCCCACGCCGAACGGTAGTTAATCAACTGCCGCTCAATATCCAGGCCCTCTGCTGAACCTGAAATTAGCCGGCCATAGGTGCGGTCGCTCCCCAGCGTCGGGAAGCGGCGAAGCATCTTCGTGGTGGTCAGGTTTCGGCTTTCCTGCCAAGTCCTGATTTTCCGCGCGAGTTCAATAAGCTCAGCTTCTGGCGTCGCGCCCGTGGTTTCAGTTTTTTTCATGTGTCATGCCCTTTCGTTTTCCGCCGCATCAGTACGGCAAAAGCATTCCGCGCTCGCGTAAGCGCTCTTCCATCACCGCAGCCTCAGCCGCGGCAGCATCAATTTCAGACTCAGTCATCTGCTTCCGCCGGGAAATAGAGGGGAGGCCGGGCTGTTGGTTCAGCGGCGCGCGAGTGCCGCTGTGTCTGGTTGCCGTGTCCGTTTTGGGAGCCCCGGCCTCCCCGTGAATTTGCTCAATCCGTTCCAAGCGTCCGCTGGCGTCGCGGCGCTCCAGCGCCCGCCCAGCATTCCGCCCAAACAGGCCCGTGCCAGCGTATGCAGCCTCGAACGCCCGCCGATGCGCCTTTCGCCGCGCGTTGCTCGCGCGAACCGCGTCCGTGTATCCGTAAAGCGGCAGTTCCGCCTCATGCTCCGCATGGCAAATCCACTGCCCAGGCGAATAGCCGTCAGCGTTTCGGCTGCCCGTTTCCAGGTTGTAAATCTCCGCCCCTGCCGAGGCATCGCCCGGATCAAATGCAACCGCCAGCCGATACCCTGCGCCAAGCCGCGCAAACTCCGGAGAGGTAAACCGATAAAAAAACACCGTCCAACTGCTTGTCCACACAGCCCTGCCGGATGCGGGTTTCGTATTTCAAAGGCATAAAAACGCCCATCTGCTCCGGCGTCAGCCGCCGCAGTGGATGAGCCTCCGTGTCCTGCGACCAGACTTCATCCGGAACGCCATTTTGAATCCGTCCGAATTTCGGTTTTCCATTGCAAAAAACCATTGCCTTTTGAATGTTTTTAATGTGCTCGCCGATGTAGGGTATTCCAGCTTCCGCAGGATGAATCACGCCCGTCTGCACGCGGCGAATCACCTTTTCCACCCGCTCCATTTCCCCTCGCACACGCCCAATCGTTGGAATCTCCAGCAAATCCAAAACTGCTTGAAGATGCGCAAAGGCTCCTTCAATCAGCGCTTTCCCCTCAGATGTGCTGACGTGGATAACCGCAAAACCAAGGCTTGATAATCCGGCCACAACAGCCTCGCGCGCGCCATCATCAATCACCACTTTTATCTCGCCATCAATCGCGCGGGCCAGCCAAACACCCTTTTCCAAAATCCAGCCAATCCTCGGCATCCCCCAATCCGCGATAATCCGGCGGAAGTGCCGTAGAATGTCCGCCGATGTGTACGCATCGGTCGGTCGCCCAATCAAATCGCAGCCCAACCACTTCCCCCGCGCATCAATGGTGTATAGCCCCTGCCGTCCAATCGCCACGCCATGCTTTTCCGCAAGTTTATCCCCGCGGCCCGCGCGCGTTTCCCGCTCCCCATCCGGCAAGTTAAACCAAAACGGGTGGTTGGTGCTCATATCGTCGGACAGGTAAATATCTCCCGCCAGCAGCTTCCGCTCTTGGCCAGTCACCGGATCAATCACCAAATCAGAGTGGCGCGACTTGAAACCAATATGCCCCAGCGCGCGAGGCCCACGCAGCGCCGCAGCCAACTCCGACGTAACTTTCGCCACCCGACGCAGCGACGGCGGCAGCGAAAGCGGCTTCTCCCCCACCAGCTTCGGCACCAAAAATTCCCGCAGCTCTTCCGGACAAGCAGGATCATCCACGCAAAACTGATATGCCAACGCCATGCTCCCGCACTTCGCAGCCTTCCTCCGGATAAAATCCGCAAAGTCCGGCGGCAAACAATCCGCCACCGCAGGCCGACCTACTGCAACGTAATTATCGCGCAATCCATCCACGCCATCCGCCAGATACTTCCGCCGCCAGCGCTCCAATGTGCCCAACGGAATCTCAAGAATCCGACTGGTCTCAGCCACTGTCTTTCCCCCACTAATCAGCGCTTGTGCCTGCTGGCAGATTTTCACGCGCCGACGCTCTTTGGGGCTCATGGGCATTACATCACCTTCCGAATGTCTGCCGGCAGAATCTCCCCAACTTCCGCGGCCAATTTCACGATATATTTTCGATCATCAAATGTAATCTCGTCCCACTTTTTCGACGCGCTCCGGATGTGCTGAAGCCCACGCACAAATAAATCGGCATAGTCAATTTCCGTCCGGCCCTCCGCCTGTGTAACTTTCCCTGCCACGGCGGACTTCCAGCGGCGAATCGGGGTTTCCCCTGCAAAAATCCGCGCATGCGTATGCTGCATGACGTTGTAATAGGCAACGTCATCCTTGTTCTTCATGTCCAGCGGTCGGCTGTCCTCGACCATGCTTCCGACCCTTATCGGAGTTGTTTTTTTCTTCTCCAGGCATACCAAGAGGTCAATTCCAAGCAGCACATCTTTCTTGGAAACGGATAGCCTGTTGGCGATTGCATCGGATGAAAAATTCGCAAAAACCCCCGCCAATTTTGGGGTGTCACGTGACACCCCAAACGAATTTCCCCCTTTTGCCTCCTGCCCAAGTTCCGCCGCTTTGAGCACCATATCGCGGTGCCGCTCCAGATAGGCCATAATCCGCTGGCCAGCCGTTCTCGGCCTGCCAGCCGCCATGCATTCCAAGGCAACAGCCCTCGGACTATCTGTGCGGATGAGGATGCACGACAACTCGTCATCATCGGCGGCCTGATCAAGGCGATTGCAACCATCAACCACCCAGAATTTTCCATCTTTGTCGGCATCTGCCAAAACCAGAAGCGGAAGTAAAAGTCCATTTTCCTCGATGCTCCTGCTCAGCGCCGCGAGATCATTTTCACCAATCGGCAACTGCGCGTCCGGATGTTTTTTCAACTTCTCCGCTACGATTTTTTCCAGCCCGATAACCTCATACTTAATCGCCATCTCACGCGCCTTTCTTCGTTATTTCTGCTGCTTCTTCGCCCTTGCGACAGGCTCCCAGCCCTGCTCCCGCAAGGCCCTCAAAATCTTTTCCGCCACCAGTTGGCAAACCGCAGGCGTGCTCCCCATCCTGCTTTCAAACAGCATCCCCGCGATGAATCCCTCCGCCTCCGCCGCATCCCGAATCCGACACTTCGTCACCGCAAGACCAGCCTCAACCTCCGCCGCAAGAATCTTCCGTAGCGTCTTCGGGCCGGGGTTGCGCTCGCCGGATTTGATCATGTAAATCGCCGAGCGCGAACAGCCGAGCTTATCCGCCAGCTCCCTCCATGTAATGCATAGCTCTTCCCTCAGCGCCTCTAGCCGCGCAACAATATCCTTCCTCATCTGTCGTGCCCTTTCTGTTGCTTCTCAAACTCCTGCCGGGCGGCCATTGCCATCCTGTAGAACTTGCTCGCCTCAATGCGCGGGCTGACGCGCTCGCCAGAGAGAACGCGATACAAGTGCGAGCGATTCACGCCGAGTTCCTTCGCTGCCTCACAGATGCCCGGATAGCGAAACTCCCGCTTGTGCTTTACTTTTTTTCCCTGATGCCGCATCATGTAAGAGAATATAAGCACGACTAAGGATTGCGTCAACTCTTTTCTTAGGTGTTTCTTAGATGAGCAAAATTTGGCCTAGAATAGAACGATTGATGCACGTAGGAGGCATGACCTGGAAACAGGCGGCTGACGCGCTTGGCTGCTCGACGGCAGCTATGGCGCAATGGAAGACGGGCAAAACGGGTCCATCAAAAAGAACTATTTTCAGGCTTGAAGAGGCAGAGCGTGCCGTCGGAATCGAACCGCCGCCGAGAATCCAACCGACAGCACTTGACCGTCTTGCTGAAAGGATAGAAGCTCGCGGCGAAATGGGGGTGCCACTGGCAAAACTCCACGGGAAAGACCCGGAGCTGGACGACGCCCTCGCCGCCGCAACCCCAGAAGTTAAGGCGATAATTAAACGGCTGTCGGAATTCGCGGCAAGCTTCCAGGAAGAGCTTCGGGGCATGAAGTCTGAGATGAAGACCATGCGCGAATTATTGGAGTCCAAAAATAATCAGAAGAGGGGAAAAAAATGAAAAAGATGGCTTTGATTTTTTCGCTGGTCGTCATCCTTCCAATGGCCCTGTGCGCTCGAATGGGTGAATCAATGGAGCAATGCGAGGCGCGATATGGAAAGCCCGTCGAGGGAGTAGGTGAGCAGCCAGATGAGTATGGCAGCCTCATGTACATGTATAAGAGTAAAGGTGTTCATGTCGTGCCCAGTTTTTACGAGGGAACCGTAGAAGGAATCATGTACTTCCGCCGCACAGCCTTTTTGCGTTCAGATATTGAAATCCTTTTGGAGGCAAACGGAGGCGGTAAAAAATGGATTCGGCAGTCTGCCCTTGGAAGCTGGAAGACAGAAGATGGCGAATTAATTGCCTCTTATGATCCTCTCAAAAATATACTCGCCATCACGTCAAAGGCCGCAATGGACAGGGCAAGAAAAGTCGAGGAATCCAAGTCGAAAGAAGCCCTTAGCGGGTTCTAGCTCATCCAAAAAACACCCGCACTTTCCTATATACATATATATAGGGGGTCTCTTGGGGGCATTTCCCTCCTTCTTCCCCCGTTCTAACCCACCACTTTGGTCGTGGGGATTTTCCGCGCCCATCAGCTACGCTTCTGGTCATGCTGATGGGCAAATCCATTTTTATCTTCACGCCCGGCATACTCAGTTATCCGGGCAGCGCGCGCGCGTGGACGGATCAGGCCGTTACTTGGATTCACGCGCATCGCCCAAACGCATGCGCCGAGAAATTTGAATATCTAGCCGGCCCAGCCACCCGCAACATCCTCGCCACCAAACGCGCAAAAGCCCTCGCCGCGCTCATAGATGAATACCCCGTCGAACAATTTTCACTCACAATAGCGGCCCACTCAAACGGCTGCGAAATTGTCCGCCGCGCAAGCAAATTCACCACGCGCCCGATAAATTTCCTCCACCTTTTTGCACCTGCCATTTCAGCCGCACCGCGCAGGCATGGCTTGCGAAATGCCGTCAGCAGCGGAAAGGTCGGCTTCCTCTTCCTGCATATCGCCAGCCATGATCGCGTCCTCTCAAAGTCTTACCTCGGAGGTCTTCGCACCGCCGACGTCCAAAAGCAATTCGCCGATGAACGCCACACCACCATCATCCCCAAGCGAGGCGGGCACTCCACCTGGTTTTTCCCAGAACACTTCGAGCCCACTATGCAGATGATTACCGAGGGCAAAATGCAATGAAAGCAGCCGCCGCAATCGCAACCGCAAAAGCTACCGCAAAGGCGGCAAAAAAGGCGCTCAAAAAAGGCGTCGCATGGAAGCGAAAAATGATCGCTCAGGAGGAACTCAATGCGCAAAAAGATTTGGATGGAGATGGCATCGTTGGTGGCGTTGGCAATCGTCAACGTCACCGCGACGAGCTGCGCCGTCGTGACGCCCAACGGCGAGCTCAGCGGCAACGGAAGATTTTGGAGCAGGGTCGGTAAGGCTACAGATCGTGTTGCACTCACCCAACCCTACATGGCCGAAGATGCCTACCTCGCGGATGAAGATTTTGGCGGCAACCCTCCCCAAACATGCCCTGGGGAGGCCACTGCCGCCTCTCTGATTTTACAGGAGCCCGCAGAGCATGACTGAACTATCCCCAGCTCAAATTATCTGGCCATTGCTCTCCATCATCGCCTCGGTGGTGGTCATCGGCTCAGGCATCTGGTCGGCGGTTGTCATAAGCCGACGTCGCCCGCCCCTGTCTGAGGAGCTCGCAAAAGAATACGCAACAAAAAAAGACCTGGCCGATGAAATCAGCGATGTGAACCGGCGAATGGATCGCGAACTCGGACATGCCTTCACTTCACTTAAGGATCAAGGCAGTGAAATCAAGAGTCTCATCAACACTGTGAACAAAATTCAAAGGGAAACCGAGAGAACCCTCGGACGAATTGAAGGAAAACTTGACCACCACATTCAGGAAACTCACCGATGAAAAACATCGAGAACAGAGAGGAGTTGCGCAACGCTCTGGTCGCGTTTTTGGCCGACCGCCCCGCACGAGCATATTCAGTCTCTGAACTGGCCCGCGCCCGCGACATCCGCCAAAGCGTGGATGCCGAATTCGACGAATCCCACGTCCAGGATGCGCTGGCCATCCTTATCGGCTTTGGCCTGGTTCAAGAGGTGCCCCGGCAACTCGCCGGCCTATCCGATTACAAGATAACCTCCGAAGGAGTTATTTTCCGTGAGCGAAACCTACCCTAAAACTCCGCTCACCCGCCTCCCGTTTGAAATCCGCGAGGAGCTATGCGCCCGCATCCGCGACCGACAGTCTTGGCGACAGCTAAATGCCTGGCTCGCCACCAAAAAGCTGGGGCCATACAAACCGCAAAACTTTTCGGCCTTCAAAAAATCCAAGTTGCACTACCAAGCCTGGCTCGATCAGCAGCGCAAGCTCGACGAGCGCCGCGCCCGCGCCGAATCCATCCGACGCGAAATCGCAGCCGAAGGCTTCGACATGCTGGATCGCACCATGCTCGACATGGTGGACAAGCTTTCCGACCCCGACCTTGATCCGATAAAAGCGACATCCGCCGTCGCCGCTCTCAAATCCGCAGTCACAGCCGCCACCCGAGTCGAACTTGACAAGCGCCGGGTGCAGCTCGCCATCGAAAACGCAGAGTTGGATCGCGAGCGCTTTCGCTTCCAGGTCGCCAACCAATTTCTCGACTGGTTTGAGGATAAACGTGCGCGCGAAATCGCCATGTCCGGCGAGGATAAATCTGTTCAGGTTCAGCGCCTCATCAATCTCATGGCCGAGATGGAAAAGGATGAGGCCGGCAAGTGAAACTGACGGCCTTCCAGCGCTTTGCTTCACGATGGATGCGCAACCACCGCGTCTGCCTTTTCCTCTGGCGGCGGCAGGCCGGCAAAACAACTTTTTTTGCATTCAAAATCCTGCAAACTATGCTCGAAAATCCGGGCGTGCTTTGCACATTCGTTTCAGCGTCACTCGCCGTCGGCTCCGAGCTCCCGCACAAGGTCTCGCAAGTCTTTTCCGAGCTACTGTCAGCTTTCCGAGATGTCGCAGCCGATAAGGGTATCGAAGTCACATCGAACGGTGAGGGACTGGATGATGAGGAACTCACCAGCCTGTTCACGCAAGGCCGCCTGGAAGTTTCTTTTCGCCACTCCAAGCATGTCGTTTCGCGCTTGAAAGTCATCGCCCCCAACATCGCCACTGCCCGTGGATATTCCGGTTGGGTTTTCATGGATGAAATAGGCTTCATCCGCGAATTCAAAGCGCTCTTTGGCGAAATGGAGCCAATTATTTCCCGCGACCCAACCTTCCGGCTTATCATGGCCACCACTCCGCCACTGGACGATTCACACTTCTCCTACGACCTCGCAGCCCCGTTGCCCGGAATGGAGTTCCCCGATAACCCGCAAGGCAACACTTATTTGTCTGAACTAAATGTCCCGGTTCACCGCGTGGATGCTTGGGACGCGGACGCAGCCGGTGTCCATCTTTACGATCTCAAATCCGGCAAGCAAATCACGCCGGAAGAGCATCGCAAAAACTATTTTGACCGCGATGCTTGGGATCGCAGCTACGGATTAATTTTCATCGTTGGCGGCACAGCAGCCATTTCCCTGTCCGCACTTTCCGCCGCCCAGGAGCTGGGCCACCGCCTCGGCTGCATAGCCGCCGAAAACGAACTGCCGCAGGGATGGGCAAACAAGCTCACCGATCATCGCTTTGGAATCGGATACGACGTGGCCACCACCACGAAAAAAATGTCCAACCCTTCTTCCATCGTGGTCATGCAGCAGGTCGAGCCTAATCTATTCGTGGAGCGACTCGTTTTCCGCTTCAAACAGTCGAACCCCGACGAGGCGCAGGCCATTCTCCGTGAAATTGTGGAAGGCTGCCAAACGGCAACCAGCCGCCGCTGTTCTGGAATCGCGATAGACTCATCCAACGAGCGATACTACGCCGTCCAGGTGCGCAAGAATTTCTCCCGATACTGCCGCGTCATTCTTTGCGACTCGTCAACATCAAAAGATTATCGCGGCGAAAAGATGAGTCTGAAAACTTATCTCGGGAGCCGATACGTTGAACTCTACGACGATTCTGCAATCGCCATCCCGCCAGATCGTTGGGTAAAGGATGATCGCCGCTTGGCAAAAAAGGCGAAGGGCGGATTCGATAACGAGCTAGACCCCGCCGGCAACCACGGCGACACATTCGACAGCGGAAAACTCGCGCGCGAGGCGCTTTCCGCCGGCTCCGGCGGCCCCGTTTTCGCAAAACCAATAGGCGTCGGCGGCCCTCGCGCCATCGGCATCGGACGACTTATAGGAGCGTAAGTAAAATGTTCTGGAAGAAAAAGACCCCAAAAGAGAATCAGAAGAAACAAACCTCGCGCGCGACGCCAATCTCCAACCGTAGCGAAATCCCGGTCAACTTTGCCAACCTCACGGTGGATAGCGTCGCATCCGTCATCCACCAATCAGAGCAGGGGAACTCTGCCCCGTTTTGGCGCACATGCCGCACGATAATTTTGCACGATGCTCACATCCAGGCGGAAATGTTCAAACGTAAAAACGCAGTCCTCGGAGATGAGTTGACCGTCATCCCTTGGTCAACAGATGCGAAAGATGTCGAGGCAGCAGAAGCAGCCGAGGCCATGCTTACCAATCTTCCATCTCTGCAAGATGCGCTTATCCATCTCATGGACGCCACAATCTACCCGCTTTCAATCGTCGAAAAAGTTTTCGGCCCCGCCGACCCCGCCCGCCCGGAGCTCGGACGGCGCACCGCACTCGCGGAACTGGTCGCCGTCCCTTACCGCCTCATCGCATGGGATAAAGACGGACAGCCGGTTGTCACCGACCGAGAAAATATCGGCGGTTTCTTGGATGTCCCTCCGATTGATCCAGCTCATTATGTTGTCCATCGCGGGCACATGCTGACCGCGCCCGACCGCTACGGCGGCCCGATGCGCGCGATATTTTTCCTCGTGCTGCTATCAGCAATGGGTACCACATGGTGGGCGCGGTATTTGGAACGCTACGGCTCGCCATTTATCGTCGGGCGGGTTGACTCAGAAGACGACAACGACCGCCGCATTCTCGAAGCGGCAATCTCATACGCCAACCAGATCGGAGGCCTCGTCGTTTCCGGGGCCTCTCAAATTGAACTCAAAGAATCTTCCGGAAGCTCCGCGCAAAACTTCGAAAACTTCAAGGCTCACTGCCGCCGCGAAATCTCTCGAATTGTCCTCGGCCAAACCCTTTCCTCGGAAGCCTCGCCGACCGGCATTGGCAGCGGGGCATCCGACCTCCAGGGCGAGGTAAAAGATGACATAAAAAAATTCGACTCCCGCATCCTCGGCGAAACCATCCGCACCCAAATCGTGGCACAATGGCTAACCCTAAACGGCTATGCTGGCCGGCCACCAACAATCATCTTTTCCGGAGATGCAAACAAGGATGTCGAACGGGCAATAACCGGCGTAAAAAATCTCTACGATGCCGGCCTCGAACCAACCGACGAAGCGCTGGCAAAGATAACCGAAATTGTTGGCTACGGCGTTCAGCGGCGGACAGCGCCGCCATCATTCTCACCCTTCTCGGCCTCCGCTTTCGCCGCCGGTCAGGAGGCCGGCGGCAGCCCGTTTTTTCGGCGGGAAGTCTATAAGGGCTAGGCGTGCAGCAGCCTCGGCAGCAACGGACTCAATCGCCGAAAGCTCATCCGCGAAGGTCGCGCGGGGCTTCCGCGAGCGCTACGCGGCTATCCCGCGAATCATCGGCGAAAGCCAATCCGCCGATGAAGCCATCGAAAAAATCTCGACCCTTTTCCACGGCCTCCCAGCCGTTGAAGGAATCGCAGAAGTCCTCGCAACCAACGCCCTCAATGCCCGCTTCACAGAAGAGAAAAAATGACCGGCGTTGAAACAATTTTCCCTGACACCCCGCGAGTGCGGGAAGTGCCGGGAATCCAATCAAGGGGCTTGCACCCCCTCAATCGAACGGGATTCCAGTCCCGGACACTCTGCCAAAGCGGACGCCCGGCGTGGCGCAACCAAACCGTGGGCAGATTACGAAAAGAGGAGTATAGTGAGAAGCCCCGTTATTTGCAAAAGCCCCATCCCTTACCTCGGCGGGAAAAGTCGTCTCGCCGACCAAATCGTTAAAAGGATACCCAAAGATCACCTTTGTTATTGCGAACCCTTCTGTGGATCAGCCAAAATCCTGTTTGCCAAGAAGCCATCAAAATCCGAAGTAATTAACGACTCTGACGGCGAACTCATTACCTTTTGGCGAGTCGTCCAGAACCACCTTGAACCCTTTCTGGATTACTACAGGTGGGCCGTCATCTCCAGGAAACTTTTCGATCTAGAAAAGTCAAAACGCCCGGAAACACTCACGGACATTCAGCGCGCGTGTCGGTACTTCTATCTGCAAAAACTATCCTTCGGCGGGAAAACCACCGACCGCTCGTATGGCGTATCTACCGAACGTGGGAACCGCCTGAATCTGGCAGATTTGCAGGTGACACTTCTGGATGTCCACTGGCGACTCGAAGGAGTATCAATAGAATGCCTCGACGGTCTTGAATGCATACGCAGGTATGACCGCGCTCATACTTTTTTCTACATAGACCCTCCCTATATCGGCTGCGAATAACGATTACGCCGTCGCGTTCGACCGATTCCAGGAACTCGCCGATCTGCTCAAAACCATAAAGGGTCGTTTCATCTTGTCCATCGGCGACTGCGACCTCGCGCGTCAAATTTTCAGACCCTTCCGGATAGAACCTGTAACCCTTCGCTACTCACTCTCTTTCAAGCAGGAGGCCCGCGCCAGCAAAAAATCCGAGCTTCTAATCCAAAATTTCTGACCCTTATGAAAACCCTAAACAGACCCTTTTCACTTTGCAACCGCTCCCCGCCGCCACAATTTCCATAAGTCATTGATTCAAGCCGCTTTCAAACAAATTCAACCAAAATCCACGCCCTTCAATCATTTCTCCCCGCTGCTGTTTGAGGGAGGGGCCTTGAGGGGAGGCGGGGGCGGAGCAAGGTCCTGTGGGAGAGGGAGGGAGGGTTCAGGGTTCGGGGTTCAGGGAAAGAGGTCAGAATGCAGAGGTCAGAGGTCAGGGAAAACCGAACAGCCGGAACAGCCGGAACAGCCGAACAGCCATTTAACGCAAAGGGCGCGAACGAAACGCAAACGACGCAAGCGGGGGAAGAGGGGGGATTGTAGATGCGCCCGCTGGGCGCATTGGTTCGGAGGGGAACGGAACAGCCATTTGGAGAGGTCAGAGGTCGGAGGTCGGAGGTCAGGGAGAGCCGAACAGCCTCTGCGCTCGGCGAGCGCAGCTACAGAACCGTCGAACAGTCTTTTGGTGGGCGGTTGACTTTTGGGGGTGGATGGCAAGAAAAAACGAAAAAATTGTATTTTGGGGGGCAATGAAAAAACCGAAAACCATCAAAAATAAGGGAAATATGCACAAAATTTTCAGAAGTTTGAAAAAGCTGATTTTGGAGTCGTATTTTGATAAAGTTGTAATTTGCTGGGCAGTAAGTAGTTATATTGAAAAATTACAAAGTTTGTTAAGTATTAAATGGCACCCCATGTGAAGAAAACCCTTTAAAATCAGGCATTTGAACTCTCAACATTCCATGGTTAATTAACCATTAGAGTGTTTTTTGGGGCGGGGAAGGGGGAGGAAAGGGGTCAGGGAAAGAGGTCAGAATGCAGAAGTCAGAGGTCAGGGGGAGCCGAACAGCCGGAACAGCCGGAACAGCCACACGGACGAGCACGGACGGACACGGACGGTTGGAGAGGGCAGAGGTCGGAGGTCAGGGAAAGG